GATAAAGATTGCTGTTGTTGCATTTGATTTATCATTAATACTTCTTCACCGCCACCATCACCAACTGCAACACCTGTAGTAATAGGTTCCTCTGGGCGCTGTGTTGGTGCAAATAATGGAGTTACTGGAGTTAATGGGTTTCTAGGTCTGCCGCCTACGTTATCAGCAGTACCAGTTGTTTTTGATAATGGAATCTCTGATTTAATTGCTGAAGTTTCTACACCTTCGCCATAATAGGCAGAAGGTAAATCTGTTCTCTTAGAGAACTTGCCAGGGCCTGATGCGCCTGCTAATGGACCTCTAGCCATTTTTGTTCTCCTTCATAGTTTCTAAATCTTGCGAAAATTCTTGCCACACTTTTGTTTCATAAGTCTTTTGATTTGAATGGTATATAGCTAATTGATGCAGATCATCTGCGAGTGCTTCTATTACCGATGTTAAGTTTAAAAAGAATCCTGATATTATTACTAAGTAATCAGACAATCGCACTGGGCGATTGAGGTTATTGTCTTTCACCCAGTGCTCCTGTCGTTAAAATAATTTAAGCCTTCTTGCCCTTGCGACCTGCTGGTGTGTATCCGAAGAATACCTTTCCAGTTGTTGGCTTAGGTGCGTTCTTTGGCTCTACAGGCTTTGCTTCTACTGCTTTAGCTCGTGATCCCTTATTCATTTATTCACCTCCCTTGTTATGCTGCGCCGCCGATAGAGGCGAGTAGTTGTGCGATATCTGGTTGAGGTTGACCAGCAGCAGGGGCCGCTCCGCTTGTTTGTTGTGGAGTTGGCTGCGAGGCAGGGGCGGGGGCCACACCTGCTACTGGAACTTGTTGTTCTGGCACTGCTGGAGCCACTGGCTCTGGTGCAAATGCTTTAGCAATAATTGTTTCTAGTTGTAATCCTTTTTGTCTACCTTGGATGACATCAGCGATTCTCGTAATAATCTGAGATGGGTCTTGACCCTGCGAGGCAAGAGCCGGTATAGCTTGAGCATACTGGGCAACAGCAACACGAAGAGAATCACGCATCTCCTCAATGTCAACCCTTTGTTCTTCTTGTGTGACATTTAACTCCATAGGTATTTCTCTGCGGACATAATCTCTAGATACTAACTTGTCGCTACGCATTTGTAGTAATGCAATGATGGCTCGGTTAGGATCCATACCAGACATAATGCCGTAACGAACATCTACACCATACTCGCCTTTAATATCACGAGATGGAATATATTTAAGTGTATAAGGTGTACCATCATCAGATCCTTTGATCTGCTTGGTCATATTACCAAAGATCTTCTCATCTACCTCAAAGCATAGAGATACCATCTCGGTAAACAAGCGAGCAAACTGTGCTTGCGCTGCTTTAACCTGTGTATCAAATCCTGCTTGTAGTGCTTGCACACCACGACCAGTTACAACAGAGGCATCAATATTACCTGAACGAGTTTCAGGATAACGAGCACCCATACGAAGTTCTCGCTCTAGTACACCTGACTCTGTAAAGACTCCTGCTGGTAGTTCTAGTGGAACTCTACGAATACCTTGTGGATTAGCAGAACGCATAATTGCATCTGGTCCCAAAGCAAGTTCTTGTACATCTTGTGGAATAGCAATAGGTGCTTGAATAGATTTCTCAGCAGCTTGGATCTGCAATACTGCGAATCTTGCACGGGCTAGTTGAACTGCTAGTACATCATCAAACTGACCACGAGCCTCACCATCTAGTGATGATCTCATTGCAACGTTTGCTAAACACTTACCTACTGGGTTAGGTACATTAGCTAATATTAAATTCTGACGCTCTGGTAGGAATATTAGATCTTGATCTTTGTCGTGGTAACGAACTAAAGATACTGCTGGGGATCCTTGTTGCCATCTATTTTGTGGCATAATCTGGGTAGCGTACTCTGGGTATTGTGCTGCTAAAGTCTCAGCATCTGTAGATACAACCTGTACTAAGGATATAGTTCTACCAAAGCGATCTAATTCAGGATAGACACCGAATGGATTTAGTAAACGAATACGAGGATTGTTGGTCTCATAATCCATCTCTACTATTGATGGCAACATACCGTAGGTATTAAACCAGTCAGCACC